AAACATCCCGCGCAATAACATAATCTTCCATGGTGTATGTTCTAATAGATCCCTCAGGCTCTACATAAACTAAACTGTTTCCTCCTATTAAAAGATTTTGAAGTGCATCAAATATACTAGGTCGCATATTAAATGTTTCTAGTTCTTCTAATACTGTTCGCTCAATCTTTTGAAGTGTTTCATCTACTTCCTTTTTAACTTGAGCTGCCTTATCTCCAAATTCTTGGAACTCAGCTTCGGACACTAGTAACCTAAAGAAAGGTGTTTGGTCCGGGAACAATGATAAAAGTAAATTACTTGCTAAGTTTAAAACACCTCTAGCGCCAACGCTTTGATAAGGAGTCTCATAGTTCGTGTAAGCATCTGCGTGCTTATCACGGATTACCATAGGTAATGTTAACTTACTAGCTTCACGAGCTCTTTCTAAAAAGATTTCTCGGTGCTTTTCTAGTTCTGCGTATCTTTTGCGTGCCATATTAATATCCTAATCCACCACTAATTTTTAACCCTTGACGAGCAGAGGGGTTTTGTGAGTACCTTCCTGTGGCAGTAATGGTAGGTTTGCTTCCAATAATTAAATCTTCTCTTCTTTCTTTTTGTTTAGTAGCCTTTGGTTCAGGTTTTCCTAAACGCTCTTCTTGCTCTTTTATCATTTTCATAGTGTCAAACTGAGTCATGGTACTATCGTAAACTTTTTCAAAAGCTTTAGTCCATTTAATAATTTCTTCATTTCTTTTTTTGTCTCCATAAAAATGCTCAGTGTGTCTTGTGTGCTTAGGTGCATCTGCATAATATTTCATCCAATCAGTTACCACTTTTGGACCATCACCTTTTACGCCCTCTCTTCTTAAATTACTTCTTAACACACCTGCTTTCCAAGATTTACCAAGATTGGCATAATGGTCTAAAGCTGCTGTGTATCTTTTATCCCAACCATGTTCTTTCATATGAACTACATGGGCATTTACCCCACGCATCTCTCTCCCAACATAATCCATCGACCTTTGGAAAGATTCATCAATCCAATCAACAGCATCATCAATCCAATTAACTGCTTTTTTTAAAGCCTTAAAAGGATTCCAAGAAAATAAACCTATAAGAGGGATTAGAGATAAATCAATCTCCATTTAAGCTAGGCCTCCTTCAGGAAGAATCTTTAACCTCTCAATCATCGTTTGACCATAACCTCTTCCACCTTCCATCATTGCCACAAGGTCATCTTTCATAAATTTCTCAGTAGCCTGCTCAGGAACAGTTTGATCGCGCTGTTTTGCAGCAGCATCCATTTTCTTTTGTATCTTAAGATTATGAGCTATTTGGTCTTCCCTAGCTCGCCTAGAATATCTTGCTTGAGCCGAAGCATGGTACCCTGATGATACTG